TAAAGCTTATGTGTACGATGATCCAAATATCACTTACGCAGTCCAAGTCAACGGAACTTTTGCTTCTACAGCAGTAGGAGCTTTAGCTAACGTAACAATTGGAACGTATAATTCAATCTATGGACATTCAACTGATGAACTGGATTACGCAACTTTAGCAACTACTGCTAAAGTTTTAAGAATCCTAAGATTAATTGATACTCCAAATAATGCAGTAGGCGCTGACGCTGATGTAGAAGTAGTAATAAATCTATCTCTATATGGTACTCAGAACGCTGGTGTATAACCTTAACAATAGGAGTTAAAAAATGGCTTTAAACAGAGCACTTTTTACCAAACAGCTCAATCTAGGTTTAAACACCGTGTTTGGTATGGAATATGATAGATATCCTGAACAATGGAGATCACTATATTCTACAGAGCAATCAATGAAAGCATTCGAAGAAGATGTACAAATGATCGGATTCGGTGCTGCACCAACTAAAGCTGAAGGTGCCATGATCAGTTATGATTCTGGCAGAGAAGGCTTTGTCTCAAGATATGTACATGAAACTGTCGCTTTAGCTTTTGCGATTACAGAAGAAGCTGAAGAAGATGGCTTGTATGGTTCTCTTGGCGCTAAATACGCAAGAGCACTTGCAAGATCAATGCAACATACTAAAGAGATCAAAGGTGCAAACATCTTTAATAATGCAACTACTACATCAGTAGGTGGTGACGGCCAAGCTTTAATGAATGGCTCACACCCTTTAGGTGGTGGCGGTACTGCTTCTAACATTCTAGCAACACCTGCGGATTTATCTGAAACGTCTTTAGAGACACTTTTAGTTCAAATTTCGCAAGCTGTAGATGACAGAAGTATACCAATTGCATTATCTGGAAGAAAACTTGCAGTTCCTCCTGGATTGATCTTTATCGCAGAAAGAATTATCAAGTCTAATTTAAGACCTGGTACTGCTGATAATGATATCAATGCAATGAGAAATATGGGTATGATCCCTGAAGGAGTAGTAGTCAATCAAAGATTTACTAATCCTGATCAATACTTCATATTAACTGATTGTCCAGATGGAATGAAGCACTTCGTTAGATCACCAATCAAAAAAGCTGTTGAAGGCGATTTTGAATCTGGTAATTTAAGATACAAATGCAGAGAAAGATACAGCTTCGGTTTTACAGACTGGAGAGGTGTATACGGATCTGAAGGCGTAGCATAATAACTAATTAATACTAGGCGTAGCAATACGCCTAGTATTTTTAATAACCCAAACGACTGCGAAAGCAGACTATTATAAGGAGATAGACATATGGGAACAACAACATTTTCGGGACCGATAAAAGCGGGAACGGTTAGTCAAACAACTGGCACAAAATTAGGCGAAAGTATTAAAAATACTGGTTTCGTTACTATGGGCCAATCAGTAAAAGTTGATATTATTGGTGCTTCACATTTAAATCAAGTATGTGCAGTAGTTCCAGCAAACTCACAAATAGTTGACGTTATTCTTAATGTAACTACAGTGAATAATGATGGTGCTGCGGCTACTGTTTCAGTAGGAACTGCAGCTGATGCAGATGCATTTATAAATGGACAAAGTGTTAAATCTTTAGGAACTACTCACGGTATTTTAGATACAGAAGCAACTAATGTAGGTACAACTGATTTACAAGTTTTAGCTGACTTTACTGGTACTAATGGTGACGGTACAACTGGCGCAGCAACAGTTACTGTTTTGTATTTACAAAACAATAGTGTTCAAGACGCAGCAGATTTATAATAATAAACTAGAGGGCCTTCGGGCCCTCAAAAAATTATGGAATTTAATTTAGATTTTTTAAAAACTGCTGGTGAAGCTTTATCTTCTTTTGGTAAAAAAGATAAAGATGATGATCGTTTTGATTCCGAAGTGCAAGATCAAACTTCTGAAAAAGATACAACAGAAATAATAAAAACTAAAACAGAAGAAAAAGAACAAAAAGAAGATACTGAAGAAGATTTAGAAAAAAAATTAAAAAATATTGAAAAAGTTATTGATACTTTTAGTGGTAAACCTACTCAACTTCCTTCAAGTACAGATTTAGTAAATAGTAGTTCTAGCAATATTAATGTTAAACCTTTAGATTTAGGTAATATACAAGCTAAAGCTAATTATCAAGAATATTTAAAACCTTCTAATAGACAAGATGACAGAATTGCTTTACTTTATGAAGACTTAAAAAAATATAATTTAATATAGGAGAAAAAAATGGCAGGATCGGATCTAAATGTTGTTAGTAAAAATAAAGCAGCATTATCTAATGTAGCTTCAAATACTCCAACTACTGTTACTTTATTTGGAGGACCAATGAGACTAAAAGGTTTTATAATTGAACCTACTGATGTTGCTGGTACTCTTACATGGAAAGATGGTGGAACAGATGTATTTGATATTGAAACAGGTAACGCAGCCGCAGGTGCTTCAACAGTTCAAATTAATTTACCAGCAGAAGGTATAAAATTTAAAACAAGTTTACAAGTTTCATCTACAATTGCAGGTGCTAATGTATCTACTACTAACGGTGTAACAGCATTTTTTGCATAATGGAGGACTATGGCTTTATCAGGAACTTCCACATTTACTTTAACTGTAAATGATGTAATACAAGAGGCTTATGATAGAATAGGTGGTGATCCTATTTTAGGTTATGATATAAGATCAGCTAGACGAAGTTTAAATATTATGTTTAGTGATTGGGCTAATCGTGGTTACAATCAATGGACAATAGAATATAAAACTTTAGCTATTACAACTGGAACTATTGAATATAATTTACCAAGTGATACAGTAGATGTAATTAATGCAAATATTCAAATAAGTGATGGCACAGAATATGCTATGACTGCTTTAGGATTAAATGATTATGCAGCAATTTCTAATAAAACTACACAAGCTAGACCTACACAATATTATTTACAAAGATTAAGTACACCTGTTTTAAAAATTTATCCAGCTCCAGATACAAATTACACAATCACTTATTACAGAATGAGAAGAATAGAAGATGTTACAGCTTCTACAGTAAATGGTGTAGAACAAAATGTAGATGTACCTTCAAGAGCTTTAGAATGTATGTGTGCAGGACTTGCTTATTATCTTTCTAAAAAAAGAGTTGGTGTTGCACCAGCTACACAACAAACATTAAAAATAGATTATGAAGAAGCATATCAACGATTAGTTGCTGGCGATGATACTCCTTCAACTAGAATTTTACCAGCAACAGGAACAAGTTTTTATTCATAATGGCTAGAGTACCAGCAAGTACAAGACCACATAGAGCACCTTCTCAAAAATTTTCAGGTGGAAAATATGCATATGCTATTTCTGATAGATCAGGTTTAAGATTTCCTTATCAAGAAATGGTATTTGAATGGACTGGAATGTTTGTACATACTTCCGAGTGGGAACCAAAACAACCACAATTAGATTTAACTTATTTTACTGATGCACAAACTTTACAAAATGCTAGACCATCAGCTAGTATATCTGTAACACAAGCAGCAAGAACTGGTGGAGGTATACCTGGTTCTAATACAGGAGGTGTTCCTAATCAAATCACTGCTTTACCTGGTTTTCAAAATACATCTGGTCAATCTGTTTATGTAGGAGTTGCAACTCTTCCTACAACGTGGTACTTAAATAATACAAATTTGTTAACAACTTCATTAGGAAATGTTACAGTTGTTATTACATGATAAAAAATAAAACACTGAGTGTTATGATCGCAACACCTTGTTATGGCGGTCAACTTTCTGAAGGATATCTACATGGAATTATGAGTGTAACACAGTCTGCAGCAAAGAATAATTATAGAGTACATTTAAATACAATGGGAAATGAAAGTTTAGTTACTAGAGCTAGAAATACTTTAGTAAGTCAATTTTTAGATGCTGATGATGCTAACCCTGATCTTTTTACTCATTTAATGTTTATTGATTCTGATATAGGATTTAATGGAGATGCAGTTTCTCGTATGGTATTATCTGATTATGATATAGCTTGCGGAGTATATCCTAGAAAATCTATCGATTGGGAAAGAATACCAGAATTAATAAAAAAAAGTGATGAACATTTAGAACAAAGAGCTTTAGGTTACAATCTTAATTTTTCAAATCCTAATAATATTGAAGTAGATGATGGATTTACAGAAGTAATGGATGCTGCAACTGGATTCATGTGTATTAAAAAAGAAGTATTTAGAAAAATGATCGAATCTTATTCTAATCTTAAATATACTAGCGATCAAATTATTAATGGTAAAAAGTATGGAAGTAACAACTGTTACGCATTTTTTGACTGTATTATTGATGAAAAAAGTAATAGATATTTATCAGAAGATTATGCTTTTTGTAGATTATGGCAAAAGATAGGTGGTAAGATACATGTTGATCTTCGTAGTCCTTTAACTCATTATGGAACTTATCCATTTGCAGGACATGTATGGACTAAATTTAAGATTGACGATGACGTAAAAGTGGAGAATAAAAATGGCAATGACTTACAGCAGTCTAAAGACTGATATACAAACATGGGCAGAAAATACAGGCACTGATTTTAATAATCAATTAGATACTTTTATAGATAATACATTTTCTTCATTATCAAGAGATATTGATCCTGTAGGTTTTAATGAAAACGTAACTACTACAGCAATAGTTGGTGATAGATTTGTTAATCTTCCTACTGCTATTGAACCTATGTTATTTAATTATTTAACTATAACTGTTGGTACACAAGTTACTTATTTAGAAATGAAACCATTAGCTTATTGTCAAGAATATTGGCCTAATTCAGCTTTACAAGGTCAACCTAAATATTTTGCTAATTTTGATGATGATCGTGTATATTTAGCACCTACACCTGATCAAGCTTACACTCTAAAATTAGGATATCAAGGAAAAATTAATCCATTATCTAATACTAACACTACTAATTGGTATACCGAAACTATCCCAGATGTTTTATTATTTGGTTGTTTAGCAGAAGCAAATCTCTTTACAAAGAACATGGAAGATTATACTATATACCAAAATTTGTATAATACAAGAGTTGCCACTGTTAATAATGAAGCTCGTAGAAGAAGAAGAACTGACTATAAGTTTCCAGGTAGCCCTGTTGGTACAAACACATTAACTGGAGGACAATAATATGGCAATAACACAAGCGATTTGCACAGTATTTAAACAAGACTTGATGTCGCCTGGTGGAAACCTTGAAGCTCAAACTCTTAAATGTGCACTATACACAAATGCAGCAACTTTGAATGCAACTACATCTGTTTACATAACTGCAGATGAAGTTACAGGAAACGTAGCTACTAATTACACTACAGGTGGAAATGTATTGACTAATGTTGCAATTTCTGTAGATGGAACTACAGCTATTTTTGATGCAGACAATGTTACATTTCCTAATGCAACAATTTCTGCTCAAGCTGCACTTTTATATAATGCAAATAATGCTAACTCTGCAATTGCGGTTTTAGATTTTGGAGGAGTTAAAACTTCAACGAATGGAACTTTTGAATTACAGTTTCCAACTGCTAATGCTAGTGCTGGTTTAATTAGAATAGCTTAAAGGAGTACTACTTATGGCTGCACTCATCATTAATGATAGAGTAAAAGAAACAAGTACTACTACAGGAACAGGAACTATTAATTTAGCTGGTGCGTCACAAGGTTTTGAATCTTTTGTAACAGGTATTGGTACTACTAATCAAACTTATTACTGTATTACTAATTCAACTCAAACAGAGTTTGAAGTAGGTATTGGTACAGTAACTGATGCAACTCCAGATACTCTTTCTAGAGATACAGTTTTATCATCTACTAATTCAGATAGTCTTGTTAATTTTGCTGCAGGAGAAAAAGATGTATTTTGTACAATCCCTGCAAAGAAAGCAATGTCTCCAGTAATGGAAGCTACAGGATATGTTGTAACTCATGCCTCTACTTTAGATGAAGATCAAACTTTAGATTCAGGTGTATTAGCAGGCCCTGTTACAATTACAGGTACACAAACTATAACAGGAACATTGGTAATTATTTAATGAGTAAGATAGAAGTAGATACTATTGATAAACAAAGTGGTTCAACTTTAACTTTAGGTGGATCAGGCACAGCTGTAACTTTAGGTGCTGGTGCTACTCAATCAGGTTTTGGTAGATCAGGTTCAGTCAATTGGGACACAACTGCAAAAACAGCAGGGTTCACAGGTGTCAGTGGCAATGGATATTTTATAAATACAACATCAGGAGCCTTAACAGTCAATCTTCCAGCTTCTCCAAGTTCTGGTGATATAATGGCCGTAGCTGATTATGCAGGAACAGCTGCAACCAATGCTATAACTATTGGAAGAAATAGTTCAAATATAAATGGTGCAACAAATGATTTAAATATTACAGAAAATAATTCATCTATTATTTTAGTTTATGTAGATGGAACACAAGGTTGGAAAGGCACCGAAACAGCAAATTTAAGCGATATAGAATTACAACCAGAATATATAGTTGCTAGTGGTGGAACTATAACTGAATCTGGTGATTTTAAAATACACACATTTACAGGACCTGGTACTTTTACAGTTTGTTCAGTTGGTAATGCCTTAGGATCGAGCACAGTTGATTCTTTAGTGCTTGCTGGGGGTGGAGCAGGTGGACCAGGACAAGGTGGTGGCGGAGGCGGTGCTGGAGGTTATAGAGAATCTTTTCCAAACCCAGCTACTGGTGGTTTAACTGTTTGTGCACAAGATTATCCAATTACAGTGGGTGCTGGAGGTGCAGGACAAACAAGACCACCTAGTAGTCCATACGCACCAGGAGTCCCAGGTCCAGCTGGTAAAGGTGCTGATTCAGTTTTTTCTACAATAACATCAACTGGTGGAGGTATGGGTGGTCTTGGTGCAGGTAATTGTCAAGGTGCAGGATTTCCTGGTGGTTCAGGTGGAGGTGGTGGTGGAAGATCTCCCCCAGGTAACCCTGGAGTTGCTAATTTAGGAGGTTCAGGTAATACTCCTCCAGTTAGTCCACCTCAAGGTAATCCAGGAGGAGCTTCAAATAATCTCGCTCCAAGTTGTACAGCATATGACAATGGTGGTGGCGGAGGCGGTGCTGGAGGCACAGGACCTAATTCAGGAACAGGACCAGGAACAAACGCAGGGCCTGGAGGTATAGGTGCAACCTCTTCAATCACTGGATCACCCGTTGTAAGAGGTGGTGGTGGAGGCGGTGGTGCTTGTAATCCAGGTACTTTAGCAGGGACAGGAGGCCCAGGAGGTGGAGCTAATGGTAAAGTAGGAGTTGGTTCTGGTTCAGATGCACCTGTTAATTTAGGTGGCGGTGGCGGTGGTAATGGAAGTGATTCTGGACAAGGTGCTAGAGCTGGTAATGGTGGATCTGGTATAGTAATAATAAGGTATAAATTTCAAAATTAATTATGACAAGTAAAATTAAAGTAGATAATATTTCAGACCAAAACGATAATAACATTATCAATGAAAGTGGTGATGTAATTACAGTTGGTGCAGCTGGTGATACAGTTGCAGTTGCAGGAAACATTGTAAAATCAAATGCACTTCAAGCAAGTGATGGTGGAAATTTAATTAATCAATGTGGTACAACAATCACATTAGGTGCTTCTGGTGATACAGTATCACTTGCTAGTGGAGCAAGTCAGACAGGTTTTGGAAGAACAGGAACTGTCGATTGGCAGACAACACCAAAGACTGCAACATTCACTGCAGTAAATGGT